AAGGGACACCGGGTCCTAAAGCGTCATACAAAGCAACAGCTACTTGCCATGGTGCGAGAGAGTGAGAAGAATACTTCTGGGGGGTTTGAAACAGGAACGGATGGACCCGTTGGTGGAAATACAGGAACCGTTGAAGGGGCTTCGCTCCTTTCTGGAGAGGCTGATGACCTTTCTCTGGAAAATTCCCAGTGATAAAGAGAGCATATCATGGACGCAAAATTATTTAGACTTCCTACATCACCAAATTATTATTCACCTCTACAATCCAGCCCTCCAGCTTCTGTACGCGATATACGTAATGATCTCCTTCCAGCCCCCGACAACCGCTACGAAGGATGGGCGGGTCCGATGTCAGATGGTCGTTTGGTAACAGATTACACCCCTAGCTCTTCAAAAAATATACCGGCTGGCCAACAATTTCCAACAAAGGCGTGGATGCAGAAACATGGGACTGATATTATAGAGCAGTCAAGAAAGGTTGCAGGAGAGAAAACAGGATCTATATTTCCATTTGAACTAGAGGTTGTTCCACCACCTACCTCATACGTGTCATGTACAAAAAGCGTATGTACTCGTAAACTCAGCGAGCTAGCGGGCTCAATTGGCGTTGAGCGTACGGAAGGGGCATTACCAGAGTTATTTGGTACCTTTGAAGATAAATACGTGTTTCCAGGAAAGAAAGCACAAATGGTAACACATCTTGAGGGGACAACATCATATGAAGGTGGGCGAAACAGTATACGGGGACGGCATGGTCCTGCTCCAGTTTAACGGTAATAGGACAAACGTTAATAGAAAAAATATGATTTTATCTTTAAAATAAAGATAAAATCATAATGTGTTGTGCTAAAGTTAAGTACCCCCTTTCAGGGGGTACTTCATATTGCATACAACACTAACTTCGGCACTTGCCGGTAAATGGCATAATACATTATTATTGTCCATGATAATTTACAAACGCATTTGAAATATCACTGAATCCAGGACGTTGTTTTCCAACACGTAGATTTGTAGCAAACCACTCCCTTTTTGGTTGCATGGCTTTCCAAATCTGGTCATTTGCATATATCCAGTGTTTTCCCGTTTTTTCTAGCATCGGAATTGCCTCTTCGTATAAAGTTATCAATTCATCATATATTTTTGAATTTACAAGATATGCAGATGCTGTCTGTGCCTCTAAAACCCTTTGAAAATTTTCTGAATGTGGAGTTCCTTTAATTAATGCATACCCCATCATTAGTACATCATAATTTGGTATTTCAGTTTGTATGTTCTGAACAATATTTATAAGTTGAGGTTTATCCACTATAAATTCAAAATCGTCCTCAAAAATAAGAACTGATTTATATCCTCTTGTTTTAGCCATTTTTAAAACGCTTAAATGTGAATATCCGCAGCCAACTATTCCAGTTGTATGCTCTATTGCCGGAAATCGCTCAGACTGAATACCCATACGAGTTATTTCTTCCGTAAAATCTTTACAGCGGTCGGCTCGTTTATCTAAATTTATAAAAAAAGAGCCGTCTACTATACCGTCTAGAATTGACATTTCTTATAGGATAGATATACCTAAGTAGTAATAAACGCATTTAATGTGTTTTTATTGCTTTTTTTCTGGAATTGTTATTGTTATTATTGTTATTACTGTTCTTGTTATTTCTACTTCGCTTACGTGTTACGCCTCTTACATGACACATTTTAGATAAGATTTTTCTAGTTGTATTAGTTACACTTTGAATAAATGATACGTATGGCTTTATTTCAAATTCAAAAACTTCTATATCACGAAAATCATCATTAGTATTTTCATTAGTATTTTCATTATACGTATGATCAATCATTAAACTTTTAATTTTTCTACATCCATTATATAATCTTATATTATTTTGAATAATAATTTCCATTTCATGCTTAAAATATGAGATTGGCTGTATCCATAGTGCACGAACTCCAGGTTGAATAATAAATTCCATAATACAGCATTCTTTGCCAGTAAAATTATTTAAACTACTGTTATATGGGTCATATGTAGTAGATAGAAAATCATATGTCGGACTTTCAATACCTTGTTTTCTTGGATCAAAATTATCATCAGTATAAATTCCTCTAAACACACGTATTGCTTTTTTTAAAGGTGGAACTTTTTCAAATATTTTTTGAAATAATTTGATATATCTTAATACTTCAGAATAACAATTTTCTTTTGTAAGTGGTTTAGTAAAAATATTTTTAAACATATATTTAAAGTCTTTATTATCTTGTATATTTTTAATATATGCAAATAGGTTTGTTTCATTAAATATTTTTCTTGAAATATTATTTATTAAACGGTCACCATATAGCGTGTACGATGCTAGAATTGATGTTTCCACTTCAGTTAAAGATTCAATAAATTCTTTTTGTTCTATAAAATAGTTACTATCAAATGAACTATTTTGTATAACATCATGATTATGACTAGTATATACACCCTCTGTCAAATCATAAACATTGTATGGAAAAACATATTTTGATTGTTTATAATACTCGTTGTACGCAGTTTTAAAATTTTTTGATTTGTTGAACTCTACCAAAGGAAGTGTATGTCTTGTGGGCATAGATATATCTATTATACTAAATAATATTTACCAGTAATTGCAAGCCCCTTATAACTTCTTGAACGCTAATACAGGTCCAGACACGTTTATATCAATCTTTTGAACATCATCCTTATTTTCAGCAAGAAATTCATCTGTTGCTAGCTTTGACCCTTTCCATGCATAATAATCATCAACAACAATATAGCCTCCAGAGGAAACAAGCGGATACAGTGTAGAAAGCTCTTTTGCCGTAGAATCATACCAGTCCGTATCAAGATGTGCAATACTAATTGACGCAGGTTTTGTAGTATCAAGTGTTGTTAGCACATCCCCCTTAACATAGTGAATCTTTGCATCTGTGTAGCCTGTCATAGCTATATTTGCTTTAACAAGATTAAGTGGAGCGTATGCCCACTTATTCATATTATGCCACTTATCATATTCACGTGCATGTGTTCCTGCAACAATTCCATTATATGTTGATAGCGCTTTTGGATCATCTTTGGGGCTTGTTGGTGCAGTCATTCCTTCAAAGGTATCATACAGATAAAATTCACGATTCATGTCATATTTCTTTTGGGCTACCATCATGGCAGCTACTGCACCACCCTTCCACACGCCACACTCAACAATTGCGCCCGAAATGTTATTTGTATTCACCTCAGTAACAATGCTATCTAAATACTGAAGAACCTTAGGCGAAACCATTGTATCACCCATACTGCTGTATATAGTTGTAAGAATATAAAGCCATATATATACTAACTATAGACTGTTATATGCAATCCTCCACACCCCATGTTTTAGCATTTGATATTGGAATTCGGAATCTTGCATGGTGTCTTATGAAAAAAGAAAATAGTACTTGGACTATATTTGGATGGGACAATTATGATCTTCTTGCTGGAGATTCAACGCAGACGGCAAAAGATGCTCGTAATATTCTATGTGGATGTAAAAAGAAGGGAACATATGTTCATAAAAACATTAATACATGTGCAAAGTGTTCTCCCGTCGAATTTCCACCCCTTAGAGATTTGAGTGGAAATTTACTAAAGAAAATTCCGAATCTTGATATTCTCAGAAAGTTGTGTGAACCCTTTCATACCAAAAAGAAGGATAAGAAATCGCTTTTGGAATTGCTAGAAACAAAATATTCTATTCCGCTACTTGTTCCTAAGGCTACTCGCTCGAAAACGGAGGATTTGGCATTAATTCATACTTCCATACAGAAATTTGTTGATCATAATATTGAAATCTTTAAAAAGGCTACCCATATTCTTTTGGAAAATCAACCTGCATTTAAGAATCCAACTATGAAGTCTGTTCAGATTCTTGTATTTGCAACACTACGTGATAGACTTCCCGGCGAACGGTATGTTGGATTTGTTCATGCAGGAAAAAAGGGTGCTAGTACTGATCTGAGTGGTTCGCCAGTAAAGGGTGATAAAGGCTATGGGGGACGAAAGAAGGCATCTGAAACACGTGCTATGCTATTTTTAGAAAAGAGTGATGTGCATGAAAAGGAAAAATGGAAGACTTTACTAAAAGGCAATCAGAAGAAATCTGATTTATGTGATGCAATGTGCATGTGTATTGATAAACTAACCATTTTTTCTTAGTGTTATCTGCGCCAACTCCCCATCTAAAAAGACCGGGACAAAATGAAGAAGGATGAATGGTATAACGATCCACGAAATGGAGAATGTTGCCCGGTCGATGGGTCCACAGGATATGATTACAAGTATTGATCTTGGTCCCATAGATATGACTACTGATATGGGTAGTAATGGACTTGGGCTTGATATGCTTTCTAATATGAGTATGGGTTCTTCACGTGGTGAGTCAAAGCGTGTTACAATTAATAACTCTGCTCCGCTCTCTGAAATTGAAATCAGTTCGATGGAGCCTATGGAGCCAGTAACCCTAAACGTGGGACCGGTGTCAAGTGGGCCAGTAGAAATTCAGTTTTCTAGGGCATCCGATGAACGCCCGTCTTCAAACAGCGGATCAAGTTCGCTCTTTTCAAATAATGAAACATCGAGCAGTCTGTTTACAACCCTTTCACCTGCCCCTGCTCCACGTATGAGCGCTGAAGATGAGCGGAAAGAAAAGAGTGAGCTTGTAAATAAGCTACAGCGCCTTGAGGCAAAGGGATTTGCTGTAAGCCGGCGCTACACAATGGATAATACGCTCGAGGAAGTAAAGCAAGAGTACGCTCGCCTTGTGGATGCCCGTAACCTAGAAACAAGTATTAAGTTTCAGCGTCAAATGATGGTTGGGGCTGTTACTGGATTTCAGTGGCTCAATGACCGCTTTGACCCTTTTGACCTCAAGCTAGATGGTTGGTCAGAGTCAGTTCATGAGAGCATTGAGGACTTTGATGAAATCTTCGAGGAGCTCTACGATAAGTATAAGGAGAAGGGCAAGATGCCCCCAGAGGCGCGCCTTATTATGTCGCTTGCTGGCTCAGGTTTCATGTGCCACGTAAGCAATACCTTCCTACGCTCAAAGATGCCGTCAATGGACGATATTCTCAAGCAGAATCCTGATATGGCTCGCCAGTTTGCAGCGGCGGCAGCAAAGTCGGCGGGTCCAGGCTTTGGAAATTTCATGAATATGGCAATGGGAGGGTCTGAGCCGGCGCCAAGCCAGCAGCCTAATGCTGGGGCCTTCTTCGGTTCATCGGCCTCGACGGCTCCACCCATGGCTGCTGTACCACAGTCAGTGGCAGCAATGGAGCCTAGACAGACAGCTAGACGCGAGATGAAGGGGCCCAGTGGCGTTGATGATATATTAAAGACGTTTGAAGATGTCCGTCGTGATGCCGTTGAAACTGTTCCAGGAGTAGTATCAGATGCTCGTAGCATTGGTATAGATGAGATTGGAAGCACGGCAGAGTCTGTGCGCACATCAGGTGGGTCGCGTCGTGGGCGGCGGTCACGGGCTCCAGTTATTGGAAACTCGATGAGCCTTGAAGTCTAACGGCAAGTGCCGAATTTAAGCACTCCTAGAGGAGTGCTTAAATGTAGCATACTTGCCATATTAGGGTTGTAGGCAATATTAAGTACCCCCTTTTAGGGGGTACTTAACTTTAGCACAACACGGTAAGGCAAATGCCATAATAAATTAACTCCGACAAATATTGCTATAGTATAGTAGTATTTGTAGTAGATGGTACTATATGATTTATCTCGTATAGGAATAAGTGGAGAAACTATTAATACAGAGGTTGGTATGAAACTTTCAGACATGACTAGATATCTAGACAAAGCAACTATTACAAATGCTGCCATAAATAAGTATGAAAATAATATATTTACAATAGAAGGCGTTCAATATGAAAATCTCGGTCATCTTGCAAGCGGAGTGTATGGTGATGTTTATAAAGTAAAAAATCTTGCTGACAATAAAATATATGCGTTAAAACGTCAAAAAACTCTGTACAGTACAAAGATTGCTGATGTAAACAGGATTCAACAATTTATGTATAATGCATTACTTGAAGCTATTGTTAATTTAATTCTGTATGAAACACCAAGTGAGGTAAACGGAAATAAACAGATAGGAAATGTATACAAGTTTGTCTGTGATAAAACAAATAGAAATGAACAGACACCTTTTATAAGAATTAGCACACTTATCGAATTTTTTGAAGGAAGTACGCTAAATGGATATTTATGTGAAAGAGCAACTGACAGAAATATGTATTTAGAAATATCGGCTCCTCTTGTAAAAAAGATTGCTGAAAATTTAATACCATTACAGAATGATTTAAAGTTTACGCATGGTGATTTTCATGGTGGAAATTCTATGATTACTAAAGATGGAAACATAAAAATAATTGATTTTGGATTTACACGAATTAAAAATGATAAACTTATAATTGAATCTAGTGGTTATAATACAAGTTATAATGCTGGAAAAGATTTAACTATATTATTATATTCAATATTTGGATATTCACATTTAGCTAAAGAATATGATAAAACTGGCTCGATATATAAAATGTATATTGATATAATGGGACATCATATTTTTACAAATAGATGGATGACTACTTTACATACTATAGCTGAATTATACGAGCATCTTGATGAGGTTGACAATCGTAAGGCACATCCATTAAATCTTATAGAAAAAATAGATGAATTATCTCAACCTGTAGAGTCAACAACAACCGAGCAAATTACAACAACTACTGAGGCTCTTCGGCGTAGTGCTAGACTTGCTGGTCTTCCGCCCCGCCCACCCACGCGTCGTACAGATAAAGGTGGCTATAGACGCAAAACTCGTAAGGCTAGAAATACACACCGTGGTGGTAAAGTTGCTTTTGAAGCAATACGAGAAAATTCTGTAGATGTACATGCCACATCTAAAAAATCCGAACAGTCCAAAAAGGTCTATGAGCCTCAAGAACCACCCCTTCCTGCCGAATATGAACTTAACAAAAAGCGCGACGACATGTCTAAAGAAGCTATTATTGCTATTTTTGAAGCATCTCCAGTCCCACACATAAAAAAATACGCTAAGCTTATTGCTGAAACATATATGGAAGAAAAACACAAATCATTACAACTCAATCTTTTATGTACTCTTCTTTATTTTAATAGTAGTATAAAAGAAGGGGCATTTGAATTTTATTGCGAATCCTACAAGAATTCAAATAAGACTCAGAGAAAATTTATGGTGAATACTATACATTTTAATGTGATTAAAGATTGTATTCAGTTTTAAAGAGTAATAGCAGCAAGGTCCTCAGGAAGCTGTGAGATTGTAGTGGAATAATGCGTTTCAATCTCCTTTAGGGCCTTAGACTCCTCTGAGCTAACAAGATTGATTGCTACACCCTTGCGACCAAAACGTCCAGACCGTCCAATACGGTGGATATAATTCTCATGCTGATTCGGTAGCTCATAGTTGATTACAAGACTAATCTGCTGAATATCAATACCGCGCGCGAGTAGGTCCGTGCTAATCATAATCCGCACATTACCTGAGCGGAACTCCTTCATACGGCGCTGGCGCTCATCGGGCTCCATCTCACCATGAATAAACGAAAGAGGAAAGCCCTCTTGAACCATCTTCTCGGCAAGCCACTCTGCCTTCTGGCGCTTATTGCAGTAAATAATCGCCTGGTTAATAGTAAGCTGTTTATAAAGGTCACATAGTACATCGTACTTCCACTCCTCCTTATCAAGCGCAACGTAGAACTGCTTAATGCCGTCTAGTGTGACCTCCTCAGGAGGGACAAGAATCCGCACAGGGTTGTTTAGAAGGCGATTTGCCACCTCTACAACGGACTCTGGCATTGTAGCAGAGAAAAGGGCAACCTTTGTGTCTGATGGAAAGCCAAGGTCTAATATACAGAGAATCTGCTCCTTAAAACGGTCCTCAAGCATCTGGTCTGCCTCATCTAGAACAAGAACCTTGATTGTATCACGGTTTAGTGCACGACGCGTCATTAGGTCATAAATACGCCCAGGTGTACCAATCATAATGTGAACACCCTTCTCAATAGCACGAATATCATCACGGAGTGGCTGACCGCCCGTTGCAGCATAGGCAGTAATGCCGGCATGCTCGCCAAGACTTGTGGCAACAGAACGAATCTGCTGTGCTAGCTCACGAGTGTGAACAAGAACAAGAACCTGGACCCGCTTATCAGCAGGGTTAACACGGCACATTGCTCCAATACAGAACGTAGCTGTCTTGCCCGTACCTGAGCGCGCCTGTGCAATAATATCACGTCCCTCCTTGATGGGAACAATCCCCTTTGACTGAATAACTGAGGGGCGTTCATAACCATAGGCAAAAATACCACGAAGCAGTGAATCAGATAGATTCATTGAATCGAAGGTATCATATTGTTTAACTTCTTCGGGCACGACAACAGGTGGAGGGGCATCGGTATCACTCATCTTCTTTTGATTAGAGATGCCACTCTAAGCCCTTTTTTCAAAGAGAGCTTCCTGTTAAAAAAATTTAAAGGGATAAATACTTTCTTCTTAGGTAGAAATGGAAGCAGACGACGGAGATTTTGAAGATGATTTTGTCGTGGCAGATACGGAGGCTATTGCTGAGGTAGTAGCTCCAGGTGACCCGCTAGAGGTTCTGTATCGCCATCACCCAGAAACTATTTTAGATTATGCAGAGGCAATTGAACCTCTTATTCAGCTTGAAACAGTTATTCCTGCCGGCGGTGATTCACACCATAGTAGCCAGCCCTTTCTAAGCAATTACGAAAAAACTAAGATTCTAAGTTTCCGGAGTAATCAGCTTGCACAGGGTGCTCGACCCTACATTACTGTTCCCGAGCATATGACAAATGTTCTTGAAATTGCGAAGCTAGAGCTGAATCAGCGCCGGCTCCCCTATATTGTAAAGCGCCCTATGCCAGATCGTACATTTGAGTATTGGCGCCTATCAGATTTGATGATTATCTAAATTAGAGTGAGGGAAATGGAGTCATATTCAATGTTTTTAAATTATCTAGATTTGTCTTTAGAAGAACAGAACAAATTTCTTGCCCATATTCGGGCTAAACGAATTACACATACTACAAGAAAACATGTGCAGTCTGTGCAACAACGCCATACAAGAAGACGAACCCACAATAAAACTCATGTGCACTCATGAATTTCACACTGACTGTTTTTTAAAGGCATCACTACGACTTTTAGATAATAATAACTTTCAAACAGGCAGATGTCATGTATGTCAAGTACATATTATAACTGATGCAATGATGGAGGAACTTGTTGCTGAGCGGAATATAAATAGTGATAGAAACTTAATTAAATTTCTATTAGAAACACACCCAGAATTTAAAGATGAAGTAAAAAGTTTAATAAATACACAGAAAAAACATAAAAGCAAAATGATTGGAGCTAAGAAAAAAATAGAAGGTTTAAAACGTGAATTTGGCGATCACATTGCTATGGCAAAGGATTTTATTAAAGATGCTATAAATGAGTTTAATACACGTAAGCAGAACTTAGTAGAATATCAAGCATTATCTACGGCAAGTCGAAATCATACATTAAACATAAATAGATTTTTAGGTAAATGGGGCATTCCATCAGAGTGGTGTTTGTTTGATGCTCTTAGAGGTATAGGTGGTCCATTACAATATGCTCCAAGACGCCGACTATGGGCATGGAAACATTATATACAGAATCCTTTTAGAGTTCGAGTCTAACGGCAAGTGCCTAAATTGTGTTGTAGGCAGATTTAATAGTCTCCTTAGAGGAGACTATTAAATATTGCACAACACTATAAAAAAATCACATAACTATACAGCTATGTCAAACAAAACCCGAAAATCATATAGTCCATCTAAATATTTTCAAGGACTTTCAGCAAAGAAAAAGACACTTCGTAAAAAAGAAATAGGCAAATATGGTGCTATGTCTTGGAAAAACGCGGCAGCATATGTGGGATTTAAGAGTGACAAGGGAGTGAAAACAAAATCGTCTGGCTATACGGCAAAGTGGAAGCGTAAATTTCCTGATGCACACTCTTTAGAGGCAAAATCAAAAGCAACAGGAGTTCCTCTTAAATATATAAAAGAATCCTATAATCGTGGTATGGCGGCCTGGAGAACTGGACACAGACCTGGGGCTATGCAGCAACAATGGGGTTACGCCCGTGTACATTCCTTCCTTTTATGCGGAAAAACGTATGAAACAACTGATTCTGATATTGTAAAACGCGCTTCTCGCGAGTCAGCAGGAGCAAAAGCATGGTGGAGCAAATCGTGTTACCGTGTTGTGCCTAATTTAAGTACCCCCTAAAAGGGGGTACTTAATATCGCCTACAACCCTAATATGGCAAGTATGCTACAGAAAAGTACCCCCAAAGGGGGTACTTAACTTTGGCACTTGCCGTTAAAATATATGTATCCTGTCTTCAGGCTTCACATATAAACGGTCACCCACCTTACATCCAAATGCTTCATACCATTCATCTATCTGAGAAACAATAACATCTACACGATGCTCTGCAGGTGCATGAGGATCTACATAAACACGTAAAAGGGCTTCATGCCGGCGCACCAACGTACGCCAAGATGTTGCATACGAAAGAAAGAATTCCCGAAGTTCGTGAAGTCTTTTTTTTGGTGAAACACCTTTTATACGCATAGTAAGGGCAGCTAAGGCTACTTGAATACCCCCTAGGTCTGCTAGATTTTCAGATACAGTTGTTTCACCATTTATATGGGCTCCTATTACCTTTTCCTTGGAAAAACGCTCTATTAACTTTTTGAGTATGGCATTATACTTTCGCTTATCACCCTTTGACCAAATTTCATTGTCTTCACCATTTTCATCATACGTCTGTCCATCCTTATCAAAAGCATGAATAATTTCGTGGCCAATTGTTGCTCCAATTCCTCCATAATTCCACCCAATCCGTTTAGGATCGTAAAAAGGGTAGAAAAATGAAGCAGCAGGAATTATAATTTGATTTAATTTCGGATAGTAATAGGCATTTATAATATAGGATGGTGGTGTATCCATACACACATTTGAAGCATTTTTATGTAATTTATTTAGAGATTTTTGTGTGGTATGTAGATTAATAGTATATATATTTTTAAGAATACAATCATCTACAAGATTTTTTGGACATGATGGCTGTTTCTCAGATTCTGAACTAAACACAATTTCTTTAATATTGCCTATTTTTTCAATAACACGCTCTCGCGTTTTAGAGTCCATCCATTCTATACCTACTGCTCGAGCCGCCGCCGCCTTTACAATTTCATCTACAAAATTTGTTGCTGTTCCCTTACCCTTTAAGAAATTCTTTGCAAATAAATATGACATCTCATCATGTAAACCCGCTTTTAAAATGGAAAGAGTGTACAATTGACGAGATATAGGTCTTGAACCAAAAAGGGTATGGGCCTTAGAAATGTATGGCTCATGTAAATGTGGTAAGGCATGCATAAAGATTTGAAGACTTAATAACCCAATCCATTCATCAATAGTAAGTTCTTTAAATAATTTTTGTAATAATAGTAAGAATCCTGAGTACTCTATATTACACATAAATCCATCTAAATCAGTTATACCAATTTCAGAAAAAAATAGTTTCCATGGAACATTTGGGAAATCTTTTATAAGGTCATTTAATGTATAAAAAGTTTCATCCACTTTTAAAGCGTATAGTGCCTTTGCCAAATTACACTCAACTTTTATACCAAGCTCCATATTTTGTGTTAATTCAAAATGATGACTAGCATATTTTACAAGATGTTTATAATGTTTAAGAGTTTCTTCTTTTTGAAAAGGTGGTTTCTCAAATAAATATTCTTGCGGTGCTCTAAGACCCAGACGTCCTGGAAATAAACTGATTATGTATTGTTTTTCTTTGTGCTTTGGTACACGCTCTGCATCTATATTCATAGATACACATGTATGAATTCCATGCTTTATAAGATGACCCATCATCTTTGCAACATCATTTGTATCACGAATACATACAACAGAGCGTATAAATTGCGCTAAAACTTTATAGTTAGTATTTTGTATCTCTGGACGAATAGCAGACATTGTTACTAGGCGAATTGCATTATATATTGCTGTATCTTCGTGTTGAGTTTTAAATGAATCTAATATAATTTTATAGAGAAAAGTATCAATGTATTCTTCAGTTTCATTTCCTGCCGAATATCTTACAAGATGGTCAGGTATTTTTGTCTTTGCTAACCATGTTTGGTTTACATAACGATAGAATGATTGACCGGGTTTAATAGTCTTACTAGGCTCATACAGATGAATCTTAGCGGTGAGAGATACTGACGATTTCTTCAAAGGATTTAAATATTCTTTGGAGGTCACCTCCATTACTAGGTGCTAATATTTTTT